TATCCGAATTCTTCCAATTACGGCCATAAGAACGTACCTCACAGATATAAAAATATCCATCTTTATAATCATGGATTATACCCGAAGATTTAGATTGTACCTCAATCAGTTCTTCAATAGTAAGGTTTTTTAAAAAGTTGTCGATTCTCATAAGACAAAGATAATAATAATAATACAATAGTTCAAAATTTTTCCAAAAATTTTTTTTTAGATATCCGACATTTTCTGAGAGACCAACTATAATGGACAACTTAATGAATGAAAAAGACCCGAAGGGTTCGGTCGGTCAGAAAAACCGACGAAGTCGGGTTTCGTTTCCGGACACAATTTAAAAAGAAGAATTAATTATTATTTTATTTTTAATCTTTGTCCCGGTTTGATATTGTCTGACGTTAAATTATTTAACTTTCTTAACTTATCCACAGTAACAGATTTACCATATTTTGATGCAATCCCCGAAAGAGTATCACCTGATTTTACGGTATAAAACATTTCAGGAAAATCATAACCATAATCCATATTGTAATTACTTTTAAAGTACTTATCACATTCAGGTCTATAGGCCAACTCCTTTGGTAACATTTTCAAACACCTTTGTTTTTCGGTTTCAGGTTTGGAATTTTTAACAACAGGTTTTTTTGTTTTTAATTCATTACCATACTTAATAAATGCTTCTTGATTGTTTACCATTCTATTGGCAACCCCACCTTTATATTTGGGGTCTTTTGCCTGAGAAAAATTAATGTTCCATCCTTCAACATATTTTTTAGCAGCTAAACTCCAATTACCTGAATTTATTGCCTTTACCCATTCATGAGATGTTTTTGCCTCCCCCCTAAACACGGTATTAACTAATACCCTTTGTATATATAATGGGTACTTATCATATTTTGGAAATAATACTTTTTTTGCAATATTTTCTTTTTCTATAATATCTTTTGTTAATAACTCTTCAGCCTTTGAATTTAATATCTTATTTCCTATTGTCGCTTCTTTACCTGTATGTCCCCACCCAATTGTTAATGTTCCACCCTTTTTTAGTTTATTATTTGAAATAAAAGTTTTTGGGTTTTTTGAATCCTTATCATCAAATACATAATGGTTACCTTTTGAATCAACAACAGTGGATTCATAATTTTTTATAATATCTCTTAATTCCGAATCATCAGCAATTGATTCCGTTAATAAAGATTTAAATTGGTTTTCTGTGATAATGATTTTCATACAACAATAAATATACAAGAAACAAAAAACCCCTCTTTGTTGGAGGGGGATTAATTTAGTTTATTATAAATACGTTAATTTCATTAAAAATTATCCTCGTCTTCATCAGGTCCTGGTATTTTAATTGGCCAAGTTCGAATATAGTCATAATTGATTCCCAATACTTCTCTACAATACTTACCAATGGTTTTAACGACACCTACTCTATCCAAATCAAGTAATGTATTTAATATTGATGTAACTTTATTAATAAGTGGAGATGCAATTGCCAATTGTTTTCCGTCACTTGTTTTAGATACCAATATTGCATACCCCTCGTCATCATTAAACTTATACGCTGAACCAAATTTTGTATCAACCTGAGTTAAGTTGTCAAACACAGTATTCAAATACTTCTCCACCATCCTGTTCAGACGGTCATCATCCTCCAACAAAATTTTATACTGAGACTCGGTTATAATATACTTCATAATAATAATATTCTTTACTGATAAATACAACAGTTAATTATAATAAATCCCCACTTTACATAAAAATTTCCAAAAATTTTATTTTACATATAGGGGTCAATTTAAAAGAAGGGGTCGTGTTTTGGAAAATGAACACCCATATTCCCCCCCATCTTATCTCTTTCATAAAGAATATTAAAATCTTTTATAACTTTTCTATATACATCATCATGTATATTAAGACCATCTGTATAATTGAATGAAATTTTATCTTCAGATTCCATCCCACAAATATAAGACAAATCCTATACTTGTCCAAATGTATATAATAAAAGGTAGATTTGGACAACTATACCTCCACCCCATTTATGGGTGGGGGTTAAAATTGTTCGTAATCTTTATCATCATATAGTTCCGAGAATTTACTTAAATCAGAACCGACAATAGTTTTATCGGGATGTAAATTATATTTTTTAGAAAACCATTTCTGTAATAAAGATGATGCATCATAATCATTAATACCAAATTTATTTTCAAGAGGATTACTAACAACATCCCCGACAAATAAAGTACTGTCACCTTTCGTCTGATAAACAAATATAACCCCTTCTTCATTTTTATAAAAGAGGGACCTATAGTTACCCATCAAAACATATCTCCCACAATCACCGTAATGTTCATCCAACCATTTTGTTATAAGAACATTCAGTTTATTTTCCGTTATAATAATCTTCATAATAATAAATACCAAAAAAAGGACATTTTTTTCCCAAAAATTATTTTATTTGATTTAGGGGATTATCCCCCCTAATCTGACATTTTGACAGTATATAAGGGGGGATACGGGGGGGAGGGGGTACCCATAGGGGGGTATGACCCCATGCCGGGGGGAGCCATTGTTAATAACTTTATATCCCCTCCCCTCCTGACACTATGTCATGGGGTACGGTATCAGGATTGGCATACCAAGCTCCTATATTAACTTTCTTAAAGAACTTAAGATGGTCGGGGATAGCGGCATTCTCTTGTATGGAATGTATCAGGTAATTAGTATCATTAACAATATTTCCAATAATTCTACGTTCTTCAATTGTATAGAGCTTAAAGAACATGGAGAGATGAGGTGACCAATATTCTTGCCCCCGTCTTAGGTATCGTTCTGTCAATCCATCCAAAGGAAATCCATATCTTTCTGATATCTCATATGGATTAATGTCCACATCTACAAATATATTATTGGACCATTTGTCTAAATCTTTGGGGTTTCTAAGATATACCTTCTTAATAAAGGGGAATTCTTGTTTAAGGGATTTTTGAATTATCTTAAACGTATAGTTATTATCTAATTCTTCTTGTGTGTATTTTGGCATTGTTTAAAGATATACAATAAATATATTCTAATTTGTTTGTGTGATTAAATATTATTCCGTACTTTTGTATTGTCGGTGGTTAAGTCCGAGACGGGTTCGACAAACATTGGGGGTCGCAGAGGGTAGACTCCACCCTACAATTATTTTTTTGTAAACAATTTGTCATTTATACGTAACCATAAAAAGTAGGGGTACCAAATTAATAGACTTGGAACTGAAAGATATATCTTATATAGTATCTCTAAAAATAACAGGGTAATTCTTCTCATAACTTAAAATCCATTTTCTTTTATTAATTCTTGACACTCATTGACAATATCTTTGGGGGTTAATGTTTCACTGAATATTGTGTCATCTTCTATCTTTGCATCTATACATGCCCAAGACCCCATACTTAATGGTTTATTTGTAAAACCTTTCTTTGCTTTCTCAAAATATAATGACCCCGCCTCTTTTCCTTCCTTTGTGATGGTCACCCTAATTCTGTCGTCTACCTGTGTGATTTCATATTCCATGGACATATCATAAACATCTTAACAGTAAAGTGAATAAATTATGGTTAGGAACATATAAAAATATTGTCCCCGTAAATATAGTTATCCACATGACACTATGTCAGAGGGGGAAAATTAATGTGGATTGTTCATAACTTTAGGGGGAAAAACTTGAAAATGTCAAAATGTCAGGTGACCGTTGGATTGGGGATAATCCCCTCGTCCATATTCGTCCTCCCACTTGTATACTAAGTTCCCCCACTTTTTACCACAGATATGGTTATGGTAATATGTTAATGACCATTTTATTCCCCCTGACGATATCAGGAAGACCACTTTTTTACTATATACGTTTTCCAGACAATAAAGGAACACTAAGTATAAGGTGCGGGGAAACGACCATAGGGAGTGTTTCAGAGGGATTTTATCCCCCTTCAACGAAGAACCGAGTTGTTATTTAACCCCCTCGTTAGGTGGACAATCTATGTCCCTTCGTATAGGAGACAACATAAGTGGAGAAAAGTGGGACTTATTATTTATATCATCTTAGTGAGGTGAAACCTCATCATTATGATATGTAACATAAGTCCATAACATATCGGGTCGTTACGATATTCCCCATTATCGTTTGTATAAACGATATTCTATTTTATCGTCTAATTAACCGATATCTAATCACATCTCATTCTCATCATGTATGGTCTCTTCGTTAGGTGGGGACTTCTTATTAGGGGACTTCTTATTATTTGGGCGGGGGAATGTGAAATTAATGAACAAATGGAATGGTGTCCCGAAGGAGACACCCATGGAGTGAGTGAGTTAATTACCCATTCACCATTAATCATTATATACATATATTTATATCATATGAATGTAACTATTACAGAATCTAAATTTATTAAAGTTCTTCACACATATCTTAATATGTCTTTTGAAGGGTTTGATGACATGTACTATGATTGGTCAGAATTTAATTGTGGTATGGGTATTTGTTGTGACCCTTATGCTATATCATTTGTTCTACCACGAAATGAACATGATAATTATTTGTTTAAATTGGTTAACATTGAATACTATAATGATTATGGTGATTACCCCGAAGATATTAAAGGTGATTTACCTGAGCCTTGTTATAATAGACCTGATGTAAAGGATGAAAATTTTGATGTCATTGTATTATCTGAAGATATGTCCGAAAGACTTAATGGTTTCTTTAATAATATTAATGTTTGGAAGGAACCTTTATTATCCATCATTAATAATGTATATAATACTAACGCTAAGGACCTGATATATTTTACGACGAGTTAATTATTTAGAAGTTAACAATTCCCCCCTTTTATTTAACGTAAACTGTTTTTTCCATTCTTCTACTTTAAATACTGTTAGAAAATCTTCTACTGTCATTTGTTTTTTATTGGCGGCAATTTTAGTTGCCTCTTCTAAATCAATTGCCTGAAATTTACCTTGTATTTCTTTAGTGGAGTCTAACTTGTTGTAATAGATGTATGGGTTCATTATGTTCGGTGTTTTATCAATCTTAGTTTTTTGGGATTCTTTTGTTTGTGTCTACGTTGATATAACGTAACATATAATTTACAAATACCCCTTATTTTGTAAACCGTATTTTACATTATAAGGTTGTGGGTTTTATTTTTACAATCTTATTATTAAGTAAAACCACTAACTCACTATTTTTTGATTTCTTAAATTCTAAAAGTGTTTCGTACGTTTTTTCAAGACCTTTTAAGATTTCATTTTTTTCTTTAATCTGAATTTCTATTGTTGTCATTGGTATATTATCCTTTAACCCATTTATCCCCATTCCACAAATTTAAGTTAGGTAATTTTTGTTTATATGAAAAGTTATCATCGTATGATTCATATATATATAAATAATCTTTATTTTGTTTCTTGGTTATATCTGCGAGTATATAAAATAAATTAGTACCAAGAGATAACTTTAAATTATCTTTATTATAAGCGAAATTTAAAAAAACATTAGACATTTCATTTTCCACGTATCTTCCAACTGCAACCAATTTGCCATCTAATCTTAAGTATACTATTTTTAACTTAAAAAACTTTGAACAGTTATTATATTCATCCATGATATCAAAATTATTATCATTGTAGTATTCCTGAAAAAAGTCATCTATTTCTTTGCTTTGAATATAATCACTTACTTCACATCTTAACTTTTTAATAATGTGTCTTCGTTTTTTTGATATTACAAAATTAGATAATTCTATTCTATAACTTCTTGATTGATACCAAGTGTTTTTTTCCGTAAATGACTTTAACCATCCTAAATTTAATAGCTCATCATCTGATTCGTTTTCTGATGTACCGTAGACTTCACAAAATACTCTGCCGTCTAAAAGGAATCCGTTTTGGTGGTTAAACTGAACCTTCATTTTTTAAACGTTCAGAATCAAGTTTATTATATTCATCTGACCGTTCTTTATTGCTCTCACCTTTTTCTAAATCGGTATGGTCATAATTCATAATGTCAGTATCAGGTGTAACCCATCTTCCATTTCTTTCGGCAGTCCATAACGTGGTATTGTATTTTCTATGTATAACTAATTCATCTTTTACCGTGAACGATGGGTCATGAAGCACAAACCTATTATTTGGTTGTATTGCAAAGTTTCCGTTGTCCATGGCAATGAAATGCCCACATTTGTGTTGGGATGGGAATTCACTCAATCCGAAATCAGTATCTCCCATGTCTGAAGATGAGCCCCAATCTAAGGTAAATAAATATTTGCCCGTATATTCTACTCTACGTCTTGATATGAATTTGCATGTCTTGTTTTTTAACATTGGAAATGCCGTTACCCCAACATGATATGAAAATGAATCCCATAATACTAATTCATCAAGTTCTTGTTCAGGTGCGTCTTCTTTCCAACAAAATGCCTGTATTGGCATTCTCCACCATAATGCACCGTCCTCCATAATGAAATGGAATAAAGGTGCTTGTGCTGGAATCGAAGACATTCCAAAAATGTAACAAGGGAATTTTTTATCATGAGAATCTTCTTGGTTTCTTAAAAAATTCCCTCTAATGTAAGCTTCAACTACGGGAATTGGTGTATTAAGATATGACATATATATTTTTATATAATTATAATCCCAATTTTAATCAATAACAAGTGTGTTTTAATCTTTTTTCAAATCCGTGTTAATGATTCATTCCCCATATTCTTCAATATCTAAATAAAAATCAGGTTCCTTTCCAATTCTATTTTTATCATACTCAAACCAAGGAACAACGTTTAAACCGGTAAAATCATTTATAGTGTCACATATTTCTGAAATCTCTAACTTTTCTTCTTTATCATGGTAAATCAAAATCTCATTTGCTTTAGAGTCGTATTCTAAACTAACATTATCAAACATGTTATATATAATACTCTTAACTAACTTAAGTTTTTTGTCTTCAGATTTGTCAACTGATTCATTAATATTATTACCAAAAAAAGTGTCATATCTATCTTTAATCTTATCATAAAAATGATTTAAAAGAAAATTATAAACCTCTTCACCTGGAAAATTATCATAATCTTCATCAGATAAATTATCACGATAATCATCAATAAGATATGATATAACAGTAGTTCTAAACACATTAAAACTACAATATTGTCCATTATTATGTTTTCTTAAATATTTATCGGTAACAATATTTAAATTTGTAAAGAATTTTTTATCTATTGTACTCATATCAGCTCTTCTACGAAGATATGTAGATTCATTAAGTTCTTCCTCATATCTTTCAGTATCTAAATAAAAATCAGGTTTCTTTTTTAATTCCATTCGTTTCTTGTAGTCATACCAAAGAACAACATTTAAACCGGTAAAATTATTTATAGTATCACATATTTCTGAACCATCTAATTCTTCTTGTTTATCATAGTAAACCGTAATCTCATTTCTTTCAGTGTTATATTCTAAATTGATAATATTATCAAACATATTATATATAATACTCTTAACTAACTTAAGTTTTTTGTCTTCAGATTCTTCCCTTAATACTTTTCTTATTGATTCTTTTAAAGGAATTAAACCTGAACCACAATTATCGTCGTAATGTTTCATTATTTTGTATTGGTAGTTTTTTCTAATATAATTAACCATATCAAGATATATATGAGCCCATTCTCCTGAATTATCATCTATATTAGAAAAATAATTATAATACATGAAATCAATTGCATTCTCCATAATTGTTTCAAAATATTCTATATCACTTTTAAAAAATATACATATATTATGACCTCCCCATACCTTGTAGCGTTCAACCTCATAATCCAAATTTTCCAATCTTCTTCTAAGAAAATTAGATAGTTTTCTATCTTCCCTTAATATTCTTTTTATGTTCTCTTGTAGGTTCATATTAATACTCATCATCACAGATTCTACCGTCAAATTGATTTATAAGGTAATTACCATATTTTTTAGTTAATAAGTTCCAGATAAATTCTTCAATTTCTGACATTTCATGTTTAACATAAAGTTCATCACTAAAATGATTGATAAAATTAGCTCTTGTAACTTCAAAAATTACGTCTTTATAATCTTCATATGTACTATAACCACAAGGACTAATTTGATTGGTTAAACTATCAATTTGTTCATTTAGGTAATTTTTTATATCTTGGGTTTCCAGTCTTCTTAATAACCAAATCTTATTTTTATCTGACTCGTTCAGATTCATCATTGATTTAATCCTTTGTATGTTCTCTTGTAGATTTTTCATATATGATTAAAATAACCCTTGGTCTTTTATTCTATTTAGTTTTTTTTTGTATTCAATAACTTTTTCAGGATAAACGAACAACACACCCTTAAATTCAAATGTGTGATTGTCAATTAAATCGTCAACATCAAAACCTGGCCAATTATCAAAAAATTCGATATCCTTGGTCCTATATTCGCCATCACTATCAAAATTCCAAGCTCTAGGTCTTATAATAACATCAAGGTCATTAACATCTTTAATCATTCCCGTAATAACAAGAGGAGCAGAACCAAAAATTGCATAGTCCCCATAAGTTAAGTCATATGTTTTTAAAAGTTCTAATAGGATATAAAATCGTTTCATTTAAAAAATGTTATCTTGTAGGTTCATATTAATTCTTCTTCTTCTTCTGATTCACCACTATTATATCTTTTTTTAATTCTATTACCAAAATACTTCATAAGTGGAACTCTAATTTTTTCGTGATATATTTCGTCATCAAAATAAATCCTATTCTCGTCACTAAAATAGTCTTGCTCTAAATACATACTCAGTTCATCTATAACAAGTTTAGCAAATGTCTTTAACGATATATTCTTTATTGGTGAGAATTGATTGTGTAATCGAGAATAATCAATTGAATCTAACGCATTTAGAAACGCCTCTTCGATATCCGAATAGCTTACCCTTCTTCTAATTGATAAAGGTATCTGAGTTTCCTCTCTTAATACTCTTCTTATAGATTCTTGTAGGTTCATATTAATAAATATACCGTTTATTTAGTTTGAAGAATTAAACTATATCAGTATCTTATCATGATAGTCTAATCAGGTATAAAATCTTTACATTACTGTTTGTAATATGCCCCAATAATTACCACATATCCTTTATAGAGATGTAATTGTTATTCTTAATTAAAGTCCACAGAGTATCATCAGTGAGGCTCTGTCATTATTTAAAATTTACTGTAAACAACCTTGTAGATAATCGGATATATTCCGATTATAATATTAGAATATTACATACAGTAGATAAATGATATTTTACCGTATGGTCTGAATACGATGGTAAAATTTACTCTTGTTTTTAATACGAAGGTAATTTTTACTCTTGTAGTATTAAAATAATACAATACATGAGTGAACGAAAAAGGAGACCCGAATGGAGTCTCCCTTTGTAGTGAGTGAATGGAATGTATTATTCTTTAATGTATCTTATATCTTTAGAACCATCACTGTATGTATAGATTAAATGTTTGTTTGGTTGTATATTTGTTTCTTTACCCATTAAATCTACCACACTGATAAGTTGTTTACCATTACCTGATAGTTCATTAATACCTGCGAACCCTACGTACCAATTTTGATTTATAACGATAGTGTTATAGTTCATAGATTTTTGATAACAAAATATAATTAATTGTAAGTTATAACATCCTACTGTAGGAATATATGTATATGTTTGATACTGAGGTGTAGACACATTAAAACCATTAGTATCTACAAGTATCCAAGTAACCATTACAATATTAAGAGTATCTGATATTGGTGTGACATCTGAAATAAATGCACCACCAATAGAATTATAATTTAATTTACAATCTTCTATTGTTGAAACTAATGTGCCAATAGGAAGATTACACATCCCCGCATTTGTTATATATAATGTATCTCCGTAGTTTGAAGATTGAACTCCTATCGTATCACATATTGTTAATGTGCAACCGTATGAGTCCGTAACATAACAACAATATGTGCCAGGACATAAGTTATCGATTGTCTGAAGCATATTACCATTACTCCATAGATATGTGTATGGTGCTTGTCCTCCTGTTACTGTTGCCGTTACAATACCATCACAAGTTGTGGAGTCAACAGAGTTTGTTGGTGTTATAAACCCACCAAAGTTTAAACATGGATTAAAGTTTCCTGCCATGACGATAAACGTTAATGTAACCGAAGTTCCGTTACTGATGAATGTAACACCGTATGTACCAGGACAAAGGTTTGTTACAATGTAACTTCCCTGATTAATAATCATCCCCATTCCTTGCCAATAGATTGATGTCATATTAATATTGGTTGTGTCCAATACCGCAGTACCATCACAAATGTTTGGTCCCGTTGTGTTTGTTGTGTATACTTGTGTCTGTGAGAACAAGTTAAAAGATAATACGCTTAGTAACGTAAGTAATAATAATTTTAAGTTTTTCATAGTTATTGTTGAGTTTTAATATATTTTTTACCGTTCTTGATGTAAAGAGAATTAAATGAGTATGTTGCTATGTCTTTAATTTCTCTACCTAATAAGTCATAGTATTTGTTATCCATTAATAATGAATTTTGAGTTTGTTCAGTAAGTGATGCCGAATTACAGTCGTTAAGATTAGTTCCTAAACGAACATAATTCAAATTATTTTGGTCAACGAATGTGACAATGTTTCCTTCACAACTAAATACCATACTAGTAACTAAGATATTTCCAAAATTGTAATCCATAGTAATTGTATCGTTAGTCACAGTATACTCTTCTGTTCCTGGAATGTGATTACCATCTCCAGCCTCAAAGGTGTTGTATAAAGAATCACAATTTCCTGCTGTACAATAATAAGTAAATCGTTCACCATTTTCAAAAATAAACATCGTATTGTTGAAGTTTAGCATTTTCCATTTGCCTTCAATTGTGTTGTTTTGTGAGAATGTGTTAGTTGTGCCCAATAGTAGTAGAGCACTTAATAATAGTTTTAGTTTTTTCATAAGTTTCATATTTTTTAATAATAATACATAATAACTTCCGTAAAATCAATATTAGATTCAACTAAATAACTAAGAAAGTAACTAAGAAAGTAACTAAGAAAGAAATGAATTTGAGAGAGGGACATCCATGTCCCTCTCTCAAATTGTAAAACATTTAATTTAAGCACTATGGCAAAATCCACATAAAAGTTTAATCAGGTATTTGTCTAATTGTATATTTAAACAATCGACAGAGGATTAATGTGTGTCGAAAAAATATAAAAAAATCGACATTACCTTATAATCTAAAACCTTATATTTATTAATATGAATTACCTTGTTACTTATCCTCAGTTACGTAAGTTTATGACTGAATATCTTAATGATTTACTTAATCAGTTTAATGTTATTGAAATTGATAGGTTTATTGTTATTGACTATAATAATCCTATACCTGACCCTTATTCAATAGATGATATTGTTATGGAATATGATAGTGATGATGGTAGATTATTTATTGATAAAAATTTCTTGGATAAGTTTTCCATTTGGTTTCCTCTTGATATGGAACAAATTAAAGAATTCATTAAAGATTGGTTTGAAGATATGTATAATGTTAAAATAAAATACGTTTCTAATTAAGTAAGTATGAAAATTATTATATCAGAATCACAGTTAGAGTTGTTTATATACAAGTATCTTGATACGAAAGACTTAAAATTATTAAAGACTTCTGTCAATTATAATTTTTATATCTCTGATGATTTACGTGGTAGTCGTCAATTCCTAATATCATGTGATATGGATGGAAATTGTTTTATTAGTTCCATTTTGGCTGGTGATGTATGTTCTTTGTTTTCCCTTCATCCTGATAATGCCCTTAGTATTATATCTGATTGGGTTGAAACCAAAATTGGTATTGATGTTGTATCCTATAATTCTGACTTTGGAGCCGATTAATATTCTTCGTATGTTTACTTGTTTGGGTTTAATAGTTGCACACTTGGGGCAGTTACTGTTAAACATTTACCTATATTTGTATTTGTTGTTGGTCCGTAATGCATAAAACCAACTGGTAGTGATGTAGTTGAAGACTGTGTTTCAAAATTTACATAACCAACTACTCCACCTGTTGTCATTTCCCATACAAAACCAAAGTTACTATTTGGGTTCCATGTTGTTGATGTAGAAACCCTAAAAGTTCCAACAACTACTCCTGTACCAGTTGGTATAATAGGAGATGTTTCATTGGTGAAGATATTTGTTGCTGAAGAGAAATTTAATTTCCTTTGTCCTGAGATATATGGTAAGTTAGTTGTTCCTTTATTAGGCCAACCTAACCATTCTGGAATAGTATTGTCATTTAACGCCTTCCATGTTATAGTTCCTGTTGTTATCTTTGGGGAATGAACTCCACGAATAATCAAAGCATTTAATTTAACTACTGATGTACCAGTGTTTGTTAATCGAATCTGAAAATCTGCGGTGTTTGTTGTTGAACTCAACCACTCCATATCCATTTTGACTGATACTGTTGGAGCAACGTTAGTTAATTCTTGTAATCTTTGTTCTTTAATACTCATTTTTTTTATTTTATATGGTTTAGTATTTAATGTACATTATAAGTACCCATATACATTGTTTTATTTAATATTTGGGTATTTTTTTTTAGTATATCTGTTCAAATTCACAACCATATTTTTTCTTAATGTATCTACCAATTGATTGACTGAACTGTCGAGGGTTAACACTAAAATAATGCCACATGTTTTCAAAGTGGTGACCATTAGTGTAGTAATTATCAACATTAAAGGAGGGATGACCAACTAACAGAACATCGTCCTGATTAATAAAACCATACCATACATCATTACTATCTCTTGGTGATGTATGTTCACCCCACTTAGCATCTTTAAATTCCTTATCAAAAAAAGGTTTAGTTATTTTGTCTAACTGTTCAGGTGAAATAATATAATCCATAGTAAATTATTTCATTTTTTCATTTAAAAATCTTTTTATTGTTCTAATAATTTTTTGTCTATATGGGTCAAGAGTTGTCCCATAAAACTCTATTGGTTTAATAATATTGTTATCAACTAACATATTATATATTTTTTGGGTTTGTTCTGTTTTGTTTTGAAAAGTATTAATAATGTAAAATTCCCCATCAATTTCAAATGTAATTTGTTTAAACATCCTTGGGTGTCCTTCTTCTCCAAAATTCCTTTCAGAAGTACGATATCTTCGTAAAAGAAAATTCATAACTTTTTGGTCATTTTCTTCGGTTTCTTCTTTTAATATATGTCTAATTAGTTCTTTCACATTAATAAATACTTTAATAATAAAAAACCCCCATTTTTAGGTGGAGGTTTTTTGTTTAATCTTTATCGTTAAACACCATATTAAATATCCAAATTAATATAAACACTAAAAATCCAAATAATAAAAACTTTCTCATAATTTATTTTTTATATCTTCCCAAACATCAATGTAATAACTTTCCATGTTTCTCGCCTCAATTTCCATTGGGTGTTTTTTATAACCATGACTTTCTAAAAGTTTTTTATATGAATTTTTGATAGGTTGTAAGTGGTGAACATATTCGTGAATAAATGTTTTAATCAAACATTTTATATCTTCACAATTATTACTGTAAATGTAAATAATATTACTATCAGGATTATATTCTCCGTAACAAACTTGACCATAAATTTGTTTGGTCATATAAATTTTAACTTTTGGATTATTATGACTAATACCAAAGTTTTTAATACACCATTTTTTTGTTAATTTTAAAATTTTTTGAAGTTCAAAATCATTAATTCTTCTTAAAGGTGTGTGAACGGTAATTTGGTTTCCAAAAAGGAAATCCCACATTGAGTCCCATATAATATCAAAAACTTTCATACCACAAAGATATGAATTTTATTATATTATAAAAAACTTTTTGGTTGTTTTTAATTTTTTATTAAATGATAAGTTAAGTAATATCTTTAATGTCAAATTTGTCAACTGCCGCAATCGCATCTGCCCTATGACGACTAGCCCCTCCACCAGAATTTATATCTGCAAAATGAGCAGCGGCCTCAGTTTTATTTTTAAATTTAGGAAATGCATTACCTGGTTTACCTTTAGTAAAAAATGCAACAGCAATTTCCGCAGCAACTGTTGGGTCGTTAGCTAAGTCAGGATTTCCTACTAAGTTTCTACCAATAATATTACCATATTTTTCGTAATTTTTTTTACCTGTTAGTTGGTTAAATCCTCTACCTCGGTATTTCCATCCATCACCACCACCTTGGTTTCCAACTGTCTTTGCATACACTACGTTGAAGAATCTTTCAGGGTTTTTTTTAAGTGAATCCATTTCACTATCTGAGTATTTTGAAACTCTAGACCCAAAAATTTTTCTAATTCTTGAATTTGATGTATTGGCATAAGATACTTCAGATTTTGGTTTAAAACTTGATTCTTTAGATATTACAGATAAAACACCAATTTGAGTTAATGGGTCTTTAATCCCTGATTTATTCATATATTTAATCATTAACTCAATATTAGCTTTCTGTGTTGAGTCAAAATTACCTTTTAAAAAAACTTTACCTGTATCTCCATTATAGTTAGGAGTATCCGATTTTTTACCATTATTAGTGGTTGTTTCTTTTTCATCCTTAGATGTTGGTTCTTTTTCATCTTTAGAAGTCACATCTTTTTTATTACTATTAGCAGTACCCCCTAAAGCCAAGTCAACAATCCCTTTAAGTAAACCAGTTAAGTCTTGTTCAGTTAACCTTATAATTCTTTTCATAAACAATTTTATAATAAATATAAAATAAAACTAAAACATTACATTAAAGTTCAATTCCTCTACACCGATTTAAGAATTACCTCTAACATTTGAATTTTATCTTTATCAACTTTTGTTTTGGTAGTTTTATTTTTAAGAAATTGTATTGCGTCTATCAATTCTTGTTTTTTACTACTAACAGGTTCAGTTTGATTTATTACCACTTCTTTTTTAAATTTTACAGGAGTTTTAACAATTTTAGTTTTAACTACTTTAGGTGATTTTGTTTCATCAAATATGATGTCCATAAGTTTTTTAGTAGTGTTAACATTTTTAAAAACCATTTGTAAAAATAAAGATGCTAGTAGTTTTTTCATAACACAAATATACAAAAACAATTTTGCCTATTTGTTCAATTAATCAACTATTTTTTTAAATGGTTAAACTTAAATTCTATTTTTGCCCCTACAGGATTTTCAAGATTATCTTTAAATCTTGTACCAATATAATCCACTAATTCTCTCCTCAATTTAATTTTAATTGCGTCTTCCACATTAGTTGTCGTAAGGTTAGGTATCTCATTATTTAAATAGTTTTCTGGAGTATCTTGTTGTTTACCAGATTGTCTTTTAACTACGTCGTATACATCGACATTTACAGTAGATTTATCACCGTCTGTATCTATTGAATTAACCTTAAATTTTATATTTGTGGGTGTTAGATTTCTGTCGTGATACGAATTACCAATCTTTGCAGTTTTTTGTCTTTTTGTCAAATCAGGCTCAATACTTTTTAATTTAGACCGTTTATACTTCATAATCTCTTCATGACTATTTCCTCTTTCTAACATCTTCATTTCATCCGAGGTCAATGTATAAACAGTTTTTAAATCATTACTCCAGTCAACGGGATTAGAATTGCTAATTTGTCTACCTGTAGAACTAGAATAAGAATTTGTTGTCTGATACCACTTATCATTTTTGTATATGTATATAGGGTACCATTCGTATGATGATACTTTATAGTATGGAACACCTTTTGGGTCTTTGGTCCAATATGCGGTTAAATTTGAACCCTTAAATGGTAATTGTGCTATGGTATATAAACGGGCATTTGAATTAGAAATAACTTTACCTTTTTGATATCTAGGGTCAATAAAATTATCCTTTGTTAAATTTGAGTAGTCTCCGTCTTCTTTAAAGTTTAAAACATATAACTCCAAAAGATATCGTTCGTGGTCTTTAGGAATACTCAAATATGTTGAAAAATTTCTTATTGCATTTAAAAGGGATTCTCTTGTTTTATTCTTTTTTTTCTCCTCATTCAATAATTTAAACAATTTAATGATTATTTTACTATCGGGCTCGCCTAATTTGTTTGTCATTTTATGAGTATATTATTATAAATATGTCTTAGAGTTTTAATTGATGTTGTAAAACGTTCTTTTAATTTTTTGTCCAACCGCATCTTGGTGTTCCGTAAGACCCAACATATAAATTATCTATTGATAGATAATTTATAATAGTGTTTTTAACGTTATTTCTTAAATTTTTCACATAATGATTTTTTCCAACTGAAGAATAAAATTTATCATTTAATTCTTCAGTTCCAAATTCCAAATAAATGTCATACATATCGTCATCAAATGATACTTTAATATTGCAAACACAATCTTCTTTTTTGAATGGTTCAATAAGATTTTTTATTGCGTTAAGATACTTAGGTTGTTTTTCTTCTGATTCGTTTATAACATTTCCCAAGTTATCGTATTTTAGTTTAATGGCGTCCAAACGAAAATCTGCATCAGTGCTATACTGAATATTGTGCCAATACGGGATAAGTTTAATACCTGTATATTTATAAATTTTATCTTGTATTTGTTCTGCAAAATAAGTCTCTTCATTAGCCGCTTCTTCATCGTTATCAAAATAAACTCTTATCAATGGTTTATTTTCATATTTTTTAATTTTAATAAAACTAACCTCATCAAAAAACTCATGAATCATTTTTGTCACAAACTTAAGTTTTTTGTCTTCAGATTTGTCAACTGTATAATTTTCATTTATACCACCTCTTATTTTTCTTTCATTATAATAATACATTTTAAGTAATGCATCGTAAGTCTCAATCATATAATTAATAAAATTATCCACGTCATCCTTAGGTAAATTTTCCATATCAAGATTATATTTGTAATGTATATAATTTTCTAAGGTCGCCTTAACTAACTTATATTTAAATTGCTCAAGGTTTTTTGATTCAAAATACATATAAGATATTCCTGACCTCATCATTTTTTCAAACTTATGATGGTCAAGTCTTCTTTTAAAAAATGGTGATATTTTGTGCTCCTCTGACATATATTAATAAATACCAATTAAATTAAAAAACATTTTTTATTATTATTATTACGAATAATACATTGTTTAAGTTATAAATGATTACTATTATTTTATATAAACAATGTAAAAATGATTGAAGATATTAAAGTTATCCACCTTAAGAGTAATGCTCAACAACTTGAAACATGGATTGCTATGTTAAATGGTGAGATTGTAGGACACATATATATGGAACGAGAAGAAAGTAATAAAATAAAATTCTTAGACGCTTGGGTACATGAAGAACATAGACTAAAAGGTATTTTTAGAAAGTTATGGGACACTAGATGGGAATATGTTAAAACTCGTTACAGTGGGTATACAGTATATGCTTGGTGTAAACCAGGTTCATTACCATTATTAATTGAAAAAGGATTTACTGAAGGAGAGACATCAACTTATGTTGAAAAAATAATAGAATAAATAAATTAAAATTATGAAACAAGAAATTAATGAGTTGTCAATAACTCAACAAATTAAAACCCAATTAGAAAACGCTAACATAAATGTTGTTATTACGCCAGTTATGTATGACCCAGATGGGTTTACACCTGTGTTAGGTGTGTTAATAAAAAACGAGGATTCTAGTTATACTAAAAAATATACAATAACGGTTAAACCTAACAATTAAATTATGAAAAGATACCCCGCATTATTCATTAAATGGTTGGCTAACCGTTTTGGATATAAAATTGCAATGATTAAAGCATCAAAAGGAACAACAACTGTTGAAGGTAATATTGAACTATTAAGGTATGTTGATATCTCCGGATATTTGTTTAAGAAAGAACCATTTAACAAAATTAAATAATTAAGACCCATATAGATTTAAAATTCTACATGGGTACAGTACAAGAGTTCTTTGACATAAAAATAAATAAAATTTAAAAAACATGATAGAAATAACATCATATGTTTTAGGTATGCTTACGATTTCAGCAATATTATTATTAATTGCTTTAGTTATAGGTATGGTTAAGATAATCAAATTAGAAAAACAAATAATAAAAATTAAAAAAATGATTGATGAAGTATATCAATCAATTGACCACGAAAGAAGACATACGGAAGAATTACTTCAATCTACCCGTCGTGATATTAATATGGTTGAACAAACAATAATGAATCAAGTTAGACATGTGGATGATTTTCATCACAGGAAAGAAGATGAAATTGAAAGGGAAATTACACAAACAAAATCATATATTGATTCAAGAATAGATAAAGTAGTACTGCAAGGCACCTTACCAAGCAGAAAACCATTAATTAAAGAATAAATTAATCCGTTAAAAACTCTTGTACTTTTATTTTAAAGTTTAAATTATTTTTCTTATATTTGTTAGATGAAAAAAATAATAACATTTATTAGTGATACTCACTCAAAACACCAATATTGTGAAAATGATTTACCAGGTGGTGATATATTAATACACGCTGGAGATTTTATGAACAGTGGATATCATAAAAAAGAAGTAATTGAATTCTTAGATTGGTTTAGTTCTATAAAAGGTTATGATAAAAAAATCTTTATCGCAGGAAATCACGACCGTATTTTAGAGAATGACCCTACTTGGAGCTTATTAACTATAAAAAATTATACAAATCTAATTTATCTTCAAGATGAAGGTTTCTCTATTTACGATATGGAGGATGACTCTTCGGTTAAGTTATATGGTTCACCTTGGCAACCTGAGTTCTTTAATTGGGCTTTCAATTTGCCTAGCAATGGATGGGAATTGGAACAACGTTGGAAAGACATTCCTGAAGATACAGACATCCTTATTACTCATGGACCGCCATTTGGGCATTTAGATATTCCAGGTGGACAAAGTATACGAGTAGGATGTGAAATGTTACGTCATCGAGTAGATGAAATCAAACCAAAGATTCATGTATTTGGACATATACATGGAAGTTCAGGATATTATTATAATGGACACACCCACTTTATTAATGCGTCAATATTAAATGAACAATACCTATATACTAATCTACCTGTTAGTATTGAATGGGATTCAATAACAAATGAAATAAAATGGTTATGATTAAATTTGATAAAGTAAAAATTTTTTCGTACATTTGTAAAATAAAACAATAATTATGAGTAAATTTGACTACAAAGACAATCGGTCTATATCAACAAAGGCAAAATCTTTTGCACAAAGTCTGATATTTTGGAGAGGACGTAAAAAAGGTATTATACACACTCGTAACATCAACTTGGATGACTTACGGTATATCTTTTTTCCAAAGAAACTAGAAAAGTGGGGATATCTTGGAATAACTTTCTATAAAGAAGACAGCGTCTACTACAAAGCTCTTTATCCGCTGGTATTGGCAATGGACTATGAAGCAAAACCAAAATGGTGTCCAAGATGGTTTCTACGGTTCTTACATGTATTTGGTAGTGACCGTTCAATTGTTAGAGTTCGTAATCGTAAATTACATAATTTATTAAACAAATTAACTAAGGGAATCGCTTTCGTTGATTGGAAAACTAAATGGGAATCTTATGACCTCCGTATTTCTATTCACGCACCAGAACACATCCAAAACTTGGCTAATGATATTGAACGTGGATTTTACAGCAGAGGCAGGCAAAACGAATTAGTTGAACAAATTAAAGTAATAGACCCAACCGCTAGAATTATTTTAGGTAGTATAGATAGATTACAAAAACAATTAGATGAATTAGAAAATAATCAGAATTTGTTAAGTTTGGTTGATAATAGTGCGGTTCAGGAAAATAAAATTGAATTGACCAAAGAGCAAAAGTTGATGCTTGAAATGAGTGAAGCTGACATTCAAAATGGTCGTACAATAGATTACAAAAACAATTAGATAAATTAGAAAATGAGCAAGATTAAACAAAATAAAATACCAATGACATTAACAGAAGATAATGTATTAAAGGTTGCTGTTGAGCAAGGAGTAATTGAAAATGAATTTAATTGGAAATTAGTTCGTGAACATGATGGATTAACTAACCAATCTAAAGAAATAATGTGGTTAGATTTTAACGATAAAGGTAGATTTGAGGCTAAATACGATAAACCAGCAATTGGACGTTCCCTACTTATGTCTCCATTCAATCAATTTTTTACATGGCAAACAACTCCAATTACAGAAATTGTTGAGGAGCAAGATGACTATATTAAATTTAAGACAAAAAATAGTAATTACGAGTTATGGAAACTAAAAAAATAATATGAAACTAGAAGTATTTACAGAAATCCTAAACAAACTTAGGAAACAATCAGACAAGCAGGATGCATTGTATAAATTAGAAATAGACCTTGTTAATTTCTCAGATGACTATACCTCAGTAATTAATATTTTATTAGAGGTTTACTATGGTAAGGAAGGAACAGATTGGATTTATTGGTATCTATGGGAGAGAGATAAAGATGGTTCACTTGACCAAGCAACTACTAATGACGGAAAACCTATTTGTTATGATATTAAGTCATTATGGGAAGAGGTAGAGCAGTGTAGGTTGGATAACAAGGATGAGTATGAGCTACCTGCTAGACTAACAGATGAGGAGAAATTAGAAGTATTAAACCTAATTGCAAAAGGAATGTAACTAATATGTTAGCTATTTACAACTATTCGTCCCCAATTTGGTTAATATATGGGACAGTTTAATTAAATAAAAATAATATGAAACAGACCACAGTAGAATGGTTAGTAGATGAATCCATGAAATTAGTATCTCAAGCTATGATAGGAACATTAAATGAAGATACGATTGAAGATGATGTTTATAGAATAGTAACTAAAGCTAAAGAAATGGAGAAAGAGAAAGATGCAAGAATTAAAGAACTTGAAACTTTTTTAGAAGAAGAGATAATTGAAGACGTGTATCATTATATGTCTCCATTATGGCATGGAGCAACAAAATTATTAAAGAATAAATCAGAAAAATGAAAACAGCAGTAGAATTATTATTTGAAAGGCTATGGAATACAGACAAGGATGAATTAACTTGGTATGCTATGCTTGAAGCGGCTAAAGAAATGGAAAAAAAACAGATATTTTTGGCGTTAAACCAATCAGCAAAAGATGCATATAAAGCAGGACAAAAAACAATGGAGTGTGGATGCTATGAGATATCTGATGCCACCACTTATGAAGAATGGTTATATGAAAAATTTAAAGAACAATAAAAATGGGAAAAATAATATTAGAGTTTGACTCTGTAGAAGAACAAGATGATGTGAGAGCAGCATTAGATGGATATAAATGGAAGTTAGCTATGTGGGACTTAGACCAACTGCTTAGAGGCACAACAAAGCATGGAGCAAGTATGCTTGATAAATCAAAAGAAGCCGCTGAAGAAGAGTTTGCTGTTGCAGAAAAAATACGTAATGAAATAAGAAATATATTAAATGACTACAATTTAAACTTAGATGATTAATATATTATCAAATATTATACTTGGGGTTTGGATACTTTTTATGCTATGGTTAATTTATTTTTGGGCTAAAGATACGAAGCAATCAATAAAAAATAATAAGGAACTACAGGAATGAGGTCGATATTAATACTTGATGCTTTTATAACTGACGACGAGGATGAAAAACTTTTAAACAACTTCCTCGACTCATCAAAAAGTTTTGGTGATGATGTATTGTTAATGACCAATACTAAAATTTCCAAAGAAACACAAGATAAAGTAGATTTTCTTTTTTACGATAAAAAAAATCAACTTTTTAAAGAAAAGTACAATAATTATGAATACGTTAATTATTATACAAACTACACCAACTTTAATATCTATAATTGGTTTCAACACACACAACCACATGGTTTATCTGTTCTGATTAGTTTATTTCGCTCAGTAAAAATTGCCAAAAATTTGGGTTATACTCATTTTTACAAAATGGAATATGATGCGTTATTAGGTGAAGAAACTAAAAATAAAATTAAAGTATTAAACGATTCTTGTTTGAATGACAATAAAAAAGGAGTTTTTTTTATTAAAAAAAATGAGAATTATACTGGTATGGATGTTCATTATTTTTTCTGTGAGATTGATTATTTTTTAAATAATTTTTGGAATATTTCATGTGAACAAGATTATGTTAATTTTTTACAAATAGAAAAAAACAATAAAGATTTTCTTATGATGGAAAGATTCATGTTTGAAAATATAGAAAAGTTAGATTCTAATAGTATTGAAATTAAAGATGATTTTTTGTCATATTTTTCAGACACATTTTGGAATTCAAAAGCTACTCGAGTATATCTTGATAAAAAATATAAAGAATGTTATACTAAATTTTACATTAATGAAGATAATCCTAATCAGATTATTATATTTAGTAATAACCTTCAAAGTACTCCCACATTTAGAAAGATTGTCGTTAACTTTAGTGATGGGACAGAAACTGAAATTGTTCAATATTTTGCAGTATATGGGATTTGGCATTTACATTCTTTTGAAAATAAAATAGATAAAATAATGGTATACGATGATGAAGGATTCTTATATGAGGAATATTTTGAAGGTAGTACCTTAAATAGAATAAAATTTATATGATATGAAACAAGAAAAAACAAACAATATTTTTAAAACAGAAACAAAATTTAAGGTTGGTGATAAGGCACACAAACCAAAAGGTTATAAATTTCCTTGTACAATCGTAGGTGTATTTGAAACAATCGGTGGTGAAATCCGGGTGATAGGTGAAATGGATGAATATGGACTATTACACATCTTCAACGAAAATCAATTGGAAAGTTATGAATAAATGGTCTAACTATGGTAAGTGGAGACATCATAAAAAACGTAAAGAACTAATGAAAAATATAGATATAAAAAATAATACCTTGGATAAACAATACCAATCACTCTTACAAGACATCCTTGATAATGGTGTATCAAAAAAAGATAGAACAGGAACTGGTACCATCAGTGTTTTTGGTAGACAGATTAGACATAAAATGAGTGAGGGATTTCCTTTGATTACTACAAAGAAAATGCCGTTCAAAACAATCACAACAGAATTACTATGGTTTTTACGTGGTGATACAAATATTAAGTACTTGGTTGATAACAACTGTCATATTTGGGATGGTGATGCTTATAAGAATTATATATATAACCCAGACTATAAATCTGAAAACTACTCTGATTTAATTTCTTCACAAGCTGGTCAATTAGTAAAATACCAAACACAAGAAGACTTCATCAACAAAATCAAAACAGATGATGAGTTTGCTAAGAAGTGGGGTGACCTTGGAAAAATTTATGGTAAACAGTGGAGAAGTTGGGGTACAGGTGAAAATGTAACAATAGGACACAATGGTCTACATACATTAGTTGGGGAAAAGGTTATAGACCAAATCTCAATCTTAATCAACGACCTTAAAACAAATCCAGACTCAAGACGATTAATGGTTAATGCTTGGAATGTTGGAGAATTAGAACAAATGACACTTCCACCTTGTCATTATGGATTTCAAATGTATACAAGAGAGTTGAGTGCTAGTGAAAGAATCACGTATAAAAACACTAAACAAATTAATTTATTGGATTCAAATGAACTGTTTGATTTTATAAAAAGTAATGTTAGTATAGATTTAGATAATGAGGTTCATAAAGAATGTGACAAATTTAATATTCCAACCAGAGCAATCTCTTTAATGTGGAATCAACGTTCAGTGGATACATTTTTAGGTTTGCCATTCAATATTGCATCTTACGGATTACTATTAGAAATCATTGCAAAGTCAGTTAATATGGTTCCTGATGAATTGATTGGAAACTTGGGTGATACACATTTATATTTGAATCATATTGAACAAGCAAAGGAACAGATTGGTAGAGAACCATATACACTACCAACCCTAAACATCAACACAGAGTTTTGGCCAACTGAATCAGGTGAGTGTGGTACAGGACTATTAGATGCAATAAAAATATTTAATTCATTTACTAATGACAATTTTTGTAAATGTTTATTAGAAGAAGACATACAATTAAGTAACTATAAATCACACGAAAAAATTAAGGCACCATTATCAAATTAAAATTTATAAAACCAATGAAAAATATGAACAAAATAATTTATTACTCAATTTTACACTTACTAGCGGGAATTACGTTAGGATATATTTTATTTTCTTGTGATACAGAATATAAAAGTAATGTGATAACTCAGGAACATATCGATTACACTTATACAATAGATTCACTACAGATTAAATTAGATGGTAAAGTTGTAGAGTTACAACAATGTAATGAATATGTAAAATTTTTAGAATCAGATAATATGATGTTAAGAAAAGGTATCATGTTGGAGTATGAAGATTTAAACAAATAAAACAAATAGATATGTGAATAATTGTGACACAATTTATTTAAATATAATCATTAAACATTTCGTTTGTATATTTTTGAATAGTAGACCAATCCGGATAATCTGAAATTCTAAAATCTATACATTCAAAATCACCATCGTAGATTAGTTGTTTCATCAAAGTCGTATAACCACCAAAATATTCTAAATATGAATCTGAATATGTTTGACCTTTATTCATTTCTAAAAATTTTGTAATGTCTCCAACAAAATCCCTAATTTTAATATAATTTACATATCTGGTTTCTTTCTTACCATCCGATTTGATAATTTCTTTTGGGACTTCATCAATTTTTCCTTCAAAGTAATCATCTAAACCATCATATACTAATTTATATATTTCATCGTCATATGCCGTATTATAAGCATTCCAATAAACACTTTGTAATTCTTGACCTAACTCACTTAAATCTTTTTTACATAGTTCGTTGATTGCGTCGGAATCTTTAATTAATTCATTTAAGTCTTCAGGTTCAATTTTAAAATAACCTTCAGTTCCCTGTTCTTGTGATAAACTTTCAAAAAAATCAGAATCATAATCTTCTAAAGATAATTCAACATTACCAATTTCTTTAAAAATAACATCTTTTAAATGAATGGTATTGTTTTCGTTTAAATCGTCAATAACTTCAGATGGTGTTGTACCAACATCAAAATGCCAATCGTTACCTAAACCCTCTTCGCTAAATACTTGTTTTGCAACATCTTCAGGAGAAACGTCACGACGGGAGGAACCGCAGAAAAAAGAAGCCAATTCATCTCTATCATTACCTAAATATAAATATAACCCATCAGGTCTAATTTTAACATCTTGTAAAAGGTCGCTTGTAATATACTTAATAGTATCTTCGTAGTTATGTTCTAAACCATGTATTAGATAATTGTTTTTAAACGCCTCAGGAATAGAATCATAATCAAAATTAGATATTATACCATTATTGTCCAAATAATCAAACACTTCATTGCTAATATCATTAGAAGGAATATTATTTATATCAAGTTCATATAAAAGACCGTAATTATTAATAACTTTTAAAAAAGTCATTGTGTCATTAAAATATGGTTTGATTTTAGTTTCAAATTCACCTTCATTAAAAACATCCACTAATTCAATCATTTTTTGGTTTTTGTCTGAATTTAAATCCATTTCTTCAGCAACAATTATCATTGATTTTATTCTTAATATTTCTTCTTGTAGGTTCATATTATGTAAATATTTGTTATATTTAAATTAATGTCAAAACTCGAAGAATATATATCAAAATTTATTGAGGATAAATTTAGTTTTCCATATCTTTACTATAATAAAGTAGAACAGACGTGGGCAAATGAGTTTTTTCTGTTTGATATAAAAACATCAACCATGTATGTTGGTGATGAGGTTAAATCAACTTTAAATCAAAAGTTTGGTGAAGAATTTATAGAGAAAATTATGTTGACTGTAGTAAATGCTTGGTTTAGTAAAATGTATAAACTCAAAATTCTAGAAATAGTGTGATTGAATAGTATTCATAATATGGGTATTTGTTTTTAGTACTGAATACGGGTACAAACATTAACCCATATTAATTATTGACCACTTACCGTTAAAGTCTTCAACTAAACAAGTTGAATTCTCACAAAAATCACCTGAATTCATATAGTCTTCAGTTAATTTTGGTTGGTGGATATGTCCACATACTGCAACATCACAATCTTTACTTTTCGTTAATCCTTTGGCGTTTTCTTCAAAGTCAGACACAAAATTGATTGCTCCCTTTACACTTTGTTTGATATGATTCGCCAATGAATAATAAGGTAGATTAAACTTTCTCCTAATCAAATTATATAACGTATTCAATTTGATTACTAAGTCATAAGATATACCTCCAAGTACTGCCAACCATCTTACTTTCATAATAACAAAGTCAAGAACATCACCATGAAAACAATAATACTTTCTACCATCAGCCCCAATGTGTATATACTTCCTAACGATTTGAATGTTATTCATAAAGAAAGGTACAAATGGTTTTAAGAAATCGTCATGATTACCTCTGATATAAACCACTTTTGTTCCTGTCTCACTTCTTTTCATAAATCTTCGGAATATCTTGGAACATTCTTTTTTCCATTTCCCCCCACTTTTAAGTGCCCATCCATCAATGATGTCACCATTTAAAATTAATATTAAAGACTCATTCTCTTCCAAGAATTTAATAATATTGTCTGTTTGTGATTGTCTTGCACCAAGATGTAAATCACTCATTATTATTGTTCTCCATGTTTTCATGACCAATAACTTTTACTGTCTTTAAAATATTCTTTATTGTTTTTATTTAGGACCGACCCAATCATTAATTTAGTCATGTACCATAAACCTTTGTTGTGGAATCTTCTTGGTGGTGTATACACAAAAGCATTATGTATTTTAAACATATTCTTTTTTATTTGTTTGGAATAAACATAATCTTCAGCAACTTTAACTTCTTCATCAAACCCGCCAATTTCTTTGAACTTTGATGTCTTTGTTAACATAAATCCACCCAAACAGAATGGTGATATTAACCTTGAGAGTTTTTGTAGAACATCAAAAACCTTATAAACATAATTGTAGTCTCCGTTGTCAGTTCTGAACCTAACACTAACCAAATCTAAGTTTTCGTTTTGTATTTTTAAAACAGCATTATTTAACAATTCACTGTCCAATAGGAATATATCGGCATCCATGAATAAAACATATGGTGTAGAAACTAATTTAAAACCGTTATTTCTTGCAGTTGCAGGTAATCCGCCTTCAATCAAATTTAAGTTGAAATTATCTGTAATCAAATTATATTCTAATCTATTCAATAATGATAATTTAGTCATTCCATCATTTGACGAATCGCACACAACAACTTTAACTCCGTGAATATTTGTTTGATGGTTTAATAAATCTAATGTCTTAGATATAATGTTTTTTTCATTTTTACAAGGAATAACAATTGTTAATAAATCACTTAAATCCATATATTATTCTTTTATAAATAAATACCTCCGATACGTTTTCGTAACTCTGTTGAACTATATTTGTGTGTTCTTTTATTGAAATAATATTCCATTTCTAAATCACATCCTGTGAATACTTTGTTTTTATATTCATCTCCAAGTATTCTAATGTCAATACTGTTGTTTTGAAGGATGGTCATAAGTTCCATCTCAGTCGAATATGGGATTATCTTATCAACATATTTCACAGCGGACAACTGTGTCCATCTTTCATAGAATGATTGGATTGGCATATTCTTATCAGGTCTGTCTAAAGTTGGGTCAATCTGTAATGCAACAATAAGATAATCACAAACAGATTTGGCCTCCTTTAACATTAAAATATGCCCAGCGTGCAACAAATCGCAAGAACTGGCCGTTATTCCTATTTTCATATTTAAATTTTTTACGATTATTATTTTATAAAAATAAGAAATAATAGTTTATTTATCAATTAATTTTGTTTTGATTCCCAAACTTCTTTTAAATATTCATAAAAATAATTACGAACATATTGGATTATTTGATTTCTAAATGTAACTTTTTTGTCTCCTGTTAAATTAAGTTCGTTTGCCATTTCGGTACCAACATAATCAGATATGTGTAATCTAAAATGTTCAAAAGGCATAAATTGAAATTCTTCATTAGTGAACATATTTTCAATTATTGAATCCAATTTTTTTTTCATTATATATTCTCTTCTTTTCAAATGAATATTATTTTCTTTTAATATTCTAAATCGTAATAATGGTTTACCATTAATCGTGATATCTCCTTTATCATTTTTACCAATAGTTTTAACAACAACTTTCTTATTTTTAAACTTACCCCCCATGATTGTATCACCAACCTTGATGTCAAGTTTAATCATTTCTAATAATTTTCCGTATTGTTGTTCTACGATATTTTCTGTACAGTTGTCGGATTGGTTAAGTAAAACCGTTAATTTAACCCCAATGAAGTTTTTAATATAGTTGGCAAGTTTATGTTCGGTTTGATTACTATGATAAGTAGGTGTTAAAACTAACACAATATATTCATCTAATTCAGGTATTTTTATTGCCGCAACATCACAAACAGGACTTTTAAAAAAATTTAAAACAAGTTCTTCAATAATTTTACCAAACTGACCACTATCAAAATTTATTTTATT